GTTTCTTCAGTAGGTAATTCAGGATATTTAATACCGGAAGCTGCTGCTAATGTCTGACGGAATATTTGTTCCTCTTGGAAGATCATTAATTCGAAACATCTGCAAATTCCATATTCATATATCTGTAAACATTTCTTTCTAGCAGTTGCACTTACTCTTCCGTATGCAGATTTTATTTCTGTTGCAGTTACATTACTAATTGATATATCATCAATACCACCTAAAGCTAATCTTATTTCACTTCTTAGCTGACCAACATATCTGGATTGATCTGTACTTACTGCGTTAGGAGTAATAAAACCAACACGATCTGTAGGTTCTAAGTTTGCAATAACTCTTGGAACTCTCATCCCTCCACCTGGACTACCAATATATCCTGCTGGATTTCTTGTCACAGGATCTTGTTTATAGGTAGATTGAAGTGTACTTAAATCAGAAGTAAAACCTGATTGACTTGAAATACTTGGTCTTTGTGGTGCAGCATCCTTACTACTCTCAACAATATCCTGCTTAGGACGAGAAGATAGTAAAGTTGGATTACCAAAGAATGAAAGGTTAGCTCTAATGTTTTTAACCATTTCATCATGAGCAACAATCTGATTTGATATCCAATCAAACTCACCACTACCATCAGTACCAAAAGCATCTGGATTATTAAATACTTCTACACAAGGAATAAATTTCATTGTGTTGGTTAGAGTCTTTTTATTTAAAGTAGTAAACTCCTGTGGCCCATCAAAACTTAATTCCTGTTCACTATGTACTTCTTCGATATTCTCTGCTGTAATTCGAAGACGCATATATCTTTTATCTGTACTTAATCCAATCTGAGATCCACCAAAACCTCTATTAGCTTTAACTTTGTAAGGATATATAACTATTACTTCTTCAAGTTCTCCTTCTGGTGAATAAAAAGTTCTATAAGAATTTTTATCAAACCAATAGAGTCTATAGGTTTTTTCAGTAGGACGAATATAAAATAATCCTTTTCCTAAAGCTAAAAAATGATCCCATATGGAATCTAATCTGGCATCAAGCTGATTAAACTTAATTACCTGTTGTATAAAATCATATCTCTGTGATCCAAAATTATCCTGCTCAGGATAAAACTCAACACCCTGACGAATACCAAACATCTTCATCTGTGATAGATGAGCATGAATAATCATCGTATCGGTAGCACCATCCGAGTCACGACTTATTGCTGCCTTCAGCATTGAGTCAAAAGTAGAATTAGTTTGATTCATCTAGTCACTTTTTATTATTTTATTTGGCATCAATCTCATAGCCGGGAGCTACTCGTTTGAAGACAATGTTTTCATCATCAGCCTCAATATTAAATCTTTCTCCGGGTTGAAGACCCAGATCATGACATACCTCATCAGGGAGGTTAATTATGGCAGAACCATAAGCATCTTGCTCAAGTTCAATATTGTTATAGAAAAAATTGGCTATCATGTTAGATACTCTTAATAGTCTAATTCGTCAATACTCTAACTCTAGTTTTCCTCTGGACATTAATCCATTACATAACCAGACTAGGGCATCAACACAATCATCATGGGAACTAACTCCGAAATTTACTATTTCATCTGTTAGTGCCTGAAATTTACGGTATTTATTAAATAATATCTTATGTTGTTCAAATAAGCCCATAATTCCTCTGAATCTGGCAACTTTGTCACCTCTGAATCCTTTTACCGGATGCCAGAGTAAATTATAAAGTCCTTGTTCTTCCAAGCATATCCTTTTGAAATCTGCTTCCAATGATGCCTGATATGCTACAGCTTCTGACCATACATCAACAGTGCTACCAGTAGGAAAGTATTTATCATTGTCTTTATGAACTATTCCCCATTCAAACATCATCTCCATTATTGCTTCTAGTTTCTCTACATTACCCATTATTCTTAATCGTTTACAGTCAATGATATATATCTTGTCTCCAAGTCTCCCACCCATAACAAATACTGTGTAGTCATTTCTTTCTCTAACACCTGCAGATAAATCAACACCAACACCTAGACAATCAAACTGTGTTGGTATCTGTCCTTTGATAATCAAATCTGGTGAAACAGACATATCAGTTGTTCTTACCACCTGATTCTGATACTGAAAGCTAAAACTTATAGGTGATTGTCTTCTACGATCATTTAGATAATCGAGTGACCACATCTCTGGCCAATAAGATTTCTCATCACCGTTTTCATCAACAGTCACTGCTGACTGTATTATTTGTATCCAATCATTATCAGGTGTGAAAGTAGTCTGGTGTATATCATCATGTCTAAATCTTGTACCAAGACATATAGCTCTACCTCCTTCAAACATAGTTGGAACAATAACTGAGTTCCAGTTATCTTCCATAGCTACACGAATATCTCTGTTCATCATCAATGATACATAGATGAGAACGCTTTGATGTAACAGCACCTTTTAATCCTGCACAACATAAACTGAATTCTTCCTCACCAGTTGATCTTATACCTGCAAACTTCCAATCAATACTCCAATACTCATTAGAATTAATTCCTTTGGCAATTTTTACCATAGGAAATATTTCTCGATAGATCTTACTATCTTCAATAATTCTTTTTATTGCTGCACTCTTTGGTCTGGCAACATCAACAGTGTATGAAATATATAAAATTTTTAATGGCTTTTTATTAAGAGCATGTACACCGATAGCCCAGGCAGTGAATAAACCTAAGACTGTAGACTTGGCTGATCCTCTTGGTGCAAGTATATCTACATTGGGTCCAGCAATATTAATTAAACATTCACTATCTTGATGTGTGTAAAGATGTTCATGCCATAACTGCATATGTTCTGCAGGAGGTTTGTCCCCTACAACATCACAGAAGTATGCAAAATCTGTTCGAGCTTTTTCAACATCAACTGATGATGTTTTCTTTACAACCTGTTGTTTAGCAGCTGCCCTTGCAGTTCTACGATGAACAGAATAGATACTTGTTCCAGCCATGTATTAAGACTACCTCGTTAAGACTTATGATTCTTCTTGGAGAATCTTTGTCCATACACCCATTGATGCTTCCTGTAGTGGTCCTTCTATAGGATCATCTCTAAAGATTAATAGTATTTCTCTTAAAGCACGATCAGCACCAGCAAGTATTAAGCCTTGTTTATCTGTAAGATGTTTCTCATCTGCAAGTTGTTTAATATGAGCTCTCAATTCTTTTTGAAGCATAGATATACGAGCTGCTCCCATGTCCTGTTTTACTACACCAAGATCTATAGCTTCTCTAAGTTTTGATATATCTATCTGCATAGAATCTATTTCTACTTCAAGTATCGTGCTAAAGTTTCTTTTTTTAAATTCTTTCTTTGACCAAATATCACAATCAGTTATAGAACCTCCATACCCTAAAAAACGGGCATAAAGATACATCTGTATTGGTGAACTGGTTTGTTTGCAAAAAGCTAGATATGTTTCTTTTTCTTTATCAGATAAAGTATCTAACCAATCGGTTATGACTTGTAAGCTTGTCGTGACTGTCTGAAATCTCTATCCTCTTTATAGCGTCTAAACTGCTCCTGTTGCAAGGCTGTTCTTCTAGTTTCTGATCCAGATTCACGAATACCTGCTCTTTGTTCCTCACCTCTAGTTCTAGTGGTTGCTCGTTCTTCAGTTCCTCTAAGTCCAATTTGACGTTCTTGTCCAGATAATAACTGTGCTTGAGTCTGTCGTGTCTGACTGCCTCTTTCACCTACAGTTAATCTTTCCTGAGCACCTGCAGTTTCTCTTGTTAATCTTTCCTGAGCACCTGCAGTTTCTCTTGTTAGTCGCTCTTGTTTACCTCTTTCTCCAGTTGTAAGTCTTTCCTGAGCACCTGCAGTTTCTCTTGTTAGTCGTTCTTGCTGACCTCTAGTTGCAGTTGTTGCCCTCTCTTGTTCTCCTCTTGTCTCAGAAAGTAGACGTTCTTCTGCACCTCTGGCTCTATACCTTCTTAGATCCTGACCAGTGTAAAACTCTTCATTGATACGATCTAACTGAGCACCAGTCTCCATATTTAATCTGGTCTGCTCACCAGTTGCTTTACTTAACTCAGTCTGAGTTCTTAAAGACTGTGTTGGTGTAGACACCGTAACAGGAGGAGGTGGTGCAGGTATATATTCAACTCTTGGTGCTGGTGGTCTTCCGCCCATAACAAAACTCTATACTGTTAATTTAATTTTAATCTAAAAACTCTTACTAGGCTCCCCCAGCTCGACCTCTAGGTTGAATACCCTGAGAACTAGCTACCGTAGCAGCTCTGAGTTGATTACCTACAGCATCCATTAGAGTTGCTTCTCTTTGTGCAGCTCTTAATTGATTCTTTGCTATCTGACTAGTATCAAATTTAGTAAATGCTAACTGATTTGCTAGTGCCTGTCTGTTTCTTTCACTAAGAGCAGCTATCTGCTGGTTGATTAAATTCTGATTACGTTGTAAAGCACGTCTATCTTGTTGATTACCCAAGATAAGTCTTTCTGCATAATTTTTAGCGAATTCAAGTGCTTCATTTGGACGTTCATCAGGAAGAGCAGAATCTTTTTCATTTATCTTTACAGGTTGAATACCTGAGCCTTCAGGTAATACACCTCCAATATATTTATCTTTTTCATCAAATAAAGTTGCTTGATCTTTTGTATCAACTATAGCTTCTGGCTCTATTTTATAAGGTCTTGCATTAAAACCACTTCCTAGAAAAATCTTATCTGGTTGTTTACCTGCAAGTCTCGTAAGATATTCTGAAACACCAAAGTCTGGAATTCTAAAAAAGCTACCTCTAGCAGGGATCAATCGTAAATCCCTGTAAGCTGTAGGATTAAATTCTTTTTTCTCAGCCATAACTTAATTACTGATAAGTAGGTGTTGATGCAAGAACGCTTCCTGTATTAGCAAGAGCTTGTTGTGCCAAACTTTGAGCACCTAGCTGACCCTGTTGTAATAATGTTGCCTGTGTTGCAATCCTTTGTCTGTCTTTAGCTGCAGCTATCTGACGAGCATATTCATTCTTTCGGAACTTTTCACCTACAACGAATTGATCTTCTAGGGATCTTCTATTTGCATTTTGGAGATCACGCAACTGCTGTGCATTATAAACACGAGCTGTTTGTTCTGGACCAAGAATATCTCCTATGACTCCAGCTCCAGATATCTGAGGAATTATAGGAACTGCATTAGCAGAACCTTCAGGTGATGTTAAAACTATAGGCTGGTTTCTTTCATTAAACTGTTCATTAGCAGTTGTAGCAGTAGCAAATATATCTCCTGCCATTCTTTTTCTTTCTTGTTCTGATCTTTTTAATTTTTGCTTTAAAGCATTATTTTGTTCTATTAATCTTTTTAGTGCTTTGTCTCTATTGCTGCCGAACACTTGTAATCTCCTTGATAGATTCTGTTAATTAATATTTTAAAGGTAGTAAGCCTAGAAGTAGCTCCCCACTTTACTACCTATGTTAGCTCCCATCATTGGATTACCAAAGGCACTTCCAACAACAGCTCCTCCTACAGTTCCGATCAATCCACCGAATCCTGGACTTCCAGGTATTGTATATTCAAATCCTGGATCTGTGTAACCAGGTAGAACTGAAGTCTCATCATTTACTTGGAAAGCTCCTTGTTGATATTGAGATGCTAACTGTTTAGCTTTCTTTACTTTCGCATCTAAATCTTCATCTCTATCCTTTCTACGTTTTAAATTTTCAGCTACAGCTTTAAATATTCCACTACCTCTGTTCTTTCTACCACTTGCTTGGCTAAAATCTATAGAAGAACCACCTCTCCCTGGTGTTAAACCTTGATTAAATGCATTTGGATCATCATCATCGAATCCATACTGATCAGTTCCGTTGCTCATTGTTCTCTTGTGTAGTCGCCACGCTTGTACTTCTTATATTGTAAAGGATCTTCTTTTTTAATTCGTTCCTGTTCAGCCTTTTGGAATAACTTTTTAGCAACAGCAGCTGTACCAACTGCAGCAGCCAACCCTCCAACTACTAAAGCTGGTTCTTTATATTGTCCTAACTTTTGAAACTGTTGAGCTGCTTTACTAAAGTTTCGTTTTGCATACTCAGCTGCTTTTTTAGTTGTTTCACCTATTTCTTGTTCTACAGCTTTTGAAGCATCTGTAAATCGTTCAGCTTTACTTCTACTATCTCCAAGACCAGGGATATTCAATTGATCACCTTTTTTTAATTGATCAGATACCAGTGTATCGTATGTTTTTTTAGTGTCCCTTAGATCTTGTAATCGTTGTTCTATTTTGACATTTGGTATTCTAGGTGATTCATCTTCACCATATCTTTTTCCAAAATATGCAGGAGATCCGTCTGGGTTCTTTCTTCCTCTAGTACCAACAGAAACAGTCTTACCAACTTCTTTCATTATCTTTTCTCCTGATTGCAAGTCAAATGCCCCTGGTATTGGTTGTTCTATAGGTTGTTCTAAACTTACTCCAAAACCTTTAGGATCTAAGAATCTTTTTCCAGCTGTTACAGTAGCAACACCAGCTGCAGTTCCTAATGCTGCACTTGCACTTATAGGAACTCCTCTGACTCTTATTTCTGGATCATTTAATCCACGAGCTGTTCCTCTTATAAAACCACCATAAGCAGTGAATGTTTGTTTTTCCGGATCTATATCTATTCTTTTACCTGATTCTGGTTTGCGATTCATATAACGTCTGTAATCACTGATAGTTGATGGCATTACATCAGGACGTTCTTTTATAAAATCTTTATAAGCTAATGGTTGACTCTTTTGTCCACCAATAAATCTAAGTGCGGTTTCTTCTGCAATATTACGTGGTTTTGCACCAGTGGGATCTTCTTCTTTAGAAACAGGTGCTACTGCTTTATATCCTTTTGGTCTTAATCCCTGAGTTATAGGTCCTGATGTTTCTGTCAAAGTATGAAAAAGAATAGGCACTCCTGCAGCGACTGCACCAGCTGCAACTGGATTTTCTAATCCTGTTAACTTACTAGCTGCTACTCCAGCTTTTGATACAACTCTAAAAGCATTTGTATATGGCCAAACATATTGTTGTCTAAATTTATCAGAAAGAATAGTTTTTCCTATAACATCAGAAACTGTGCCAGCTGCACTACTAAAAGGTGTGCCTCCGCTAAAACTTTGATTTCCAAAACGTGTTGTATATGTTCCTGTTTTTATATTTTCATATACATCATTACCAAACTTACCTGCCTGTTCAGCTCCTTTTTTTATAGAGTTAACAACTTCATTAGAAAGATTACTTTTTTTAGCAGCATCAAATACTTTACCGCTATAGTCTTTTGCGAATTTTAAACTATTAGAAAGTATATTTGGTACTGATCTCATTATCCGTATTGTGGAATTTTCATATTAGAGAAAGTTTTACTAGCCATTTCAGCTCCTAATGCTGCAGGATTTGCAGACTCATAATGCATATATGTGTGTTTTGCTTGATTCTTTATCTGAGCAAGTTGTAATTCATAAGCATATTTTTCTCTTTCTGCCATAGCTTCACTTGCCTGAATATTAGAAAGATCTGTAGTTGAAGGTCTTACTACTTCTGCATACTCAGGTTCTGCAGTAAACTTAGTTGCACCAGTAGCTGTCATTGGTCCTCTACCAAATAACTGATTATCTAAAGCTTCAAATTGTTGCTCTTGTTGTGGAGACATCTGCCCACCCATATACTGATCTTCTAAATTGCCATATGCAGCAGTGGGTACTCCATCCTGCATATAAGTAGAAGGTAAGAATGGGTTAGCCTGATCACCAGGTAATACTGTTTGTGCAATGGCTTGTCCTCCAAGTTGACCTGCAAGTTCTCCATATTTTCTTGCATCTCCAGCACTTAAACCTGGCATTCCAAATAAATTTTTTCCCTCTTTCTTTCCTGTAAGTAAATTAAGTTGATCAGGATTAGTGCCAGCTGTTCTTATTGGTAAAGCTGTTTTTAATCCAGCAGTTACACCTTCAGCAATAATGTTACCTGTAGCCTGTCTAACTAATGTATCTCTAATATCAGGAGCTTGTTGCCCTAAAACACGAGGTATTCCCTGTTCAAGTCCTGTGTAAAGGATTGTATCTCTTAAGGCTCTTTTACCAGCCTGTTTAGCACCTTCGGATGTTGCAGCTTTTACTGCTTGTTCACCAAGTTTTTTAGCTCCTTCTTTACTAAAATAAGAAGCAAGTTTTTGACCGGCCATTACAGCTTTTGGTCCATACTTAGCTCCTAAAGCTGTTGCTTTTGCTACTGCTGCTCCTATAACAGGGTTCATGTTACTTTTACTCCGTCTGTTGGGAATTGACCATTAACTGGTGGTGCTTTTGGATCTTTCTCTATATAGTCTAATATAGTATTCTCATCGGGTTTTTCTTCTTTGGGAACTAATCTTGACTCTCTAAACTTTGCTAAGAAAGCATCTGACTTAACTTGTTGTCCGGGATCATTAAAATCTCCAAAGCCGTCAGCTCTGGCTACTGCATCTCTTTTAACAATGTCAGCTTGTTTATCATCAAACTGTCCAGGTGACTCACGAGTGTAAAGATTGTTTGTATCTTTCATCTTCGCTACAAACTTATTTGTAAAGTCTGTATTAGTTCTCCCAGAGAAGTCTACATTGTTGTCAACTGGTTCTCCTTTCTTAACCAACTGTTCTCTACGATTTCTTCTATAGTCAAAGACTGCCATAGTTATTTCTTTTTACGTTTACGTAGTTTGCTTAGAGTTTTAGCTAAATTAGCCTGACGAACTGTGCGAGTGTCATATTCATCTGGATTGGATGTTACCTTTGCTGTAAACTCTTTTACAGTCATGCCTCTTTTCTCTGCTTTCTTTGTAAAAGCACCGGGGCGTTTGATAGCATCTTTAATCCATTTGTCAGCCATCGGATAAACCTATTTTAACAGTGATTACTTTTCGAATAAAGCTTTTTCAAGCTGGGCAACTAATAAGTCATCTACTTTGTTACCACTTTTAGCAGCTGCTTTTTTAAGGACAGATACTAAGAATTTTTTAAGAAGTTCATCTAGATCCTCTGGTATCTTGTCAACTGCTTTGTTGATGACATTGATTGCTATTGGTAATAAAAATTTAGTCATTGTTCTATGTTCTTGAATTTAATTCTAATCTACTGATACTAAGAGTAGTCTATTGATTGCAAGATAGTATCAGTCTCTAAATTCTTTAAGAAATTCTTAGCATTAATTCTTCTTTGTTCTGGAGAAACACTCTGATTAGTCTGAATTTTTTGAAGTTCTCTAGCTGTATCAAATGATTCACCAGCAAACCGAGTCTTTGGTACTCCTGTTTCAGAAGCATTATATACAGGGAATCTGCGTGTTGTTTGTTCTCTTTCTGCTCTTCTTGTAAAGTCTTCAGTACCAGATCCTCCATCAAATACTATTGCTGCTTCTGCTTTATTTATCATCTTTTGATTTCTTACTCCTCCTGCTGCTGGATCATAATTACCTGGCTGACCTGGCTTATCTGGTATAGGCTTCTGTCCTGGTGCAGCAGATGGAAGAGTTCCTCCTTTACTCCAGTCAGCTTCCATTATTTCTGATGTGAAATTTGCTCCCTGTTCTCGTTTTTCATTTGCATACTGTGCAGCATATGAATCAACACCTGATGCTCCTCCACTAACAATATTTATAGTTTTACTTGCAGGTATTCCCATTTGACCAATGATGTTATCCATTTCAGATTTGAATCCCTCATATCCCCCTCCAGTACGAGTATCAAATTTATTATTATTTGCACGACCTCCTGATACAACAATATCTACAGGTCCTTTTGCTCTACCAGGTGCTTGTGTGAATGATGAAGGACTTTCTGTAGGAACTTGAAATTCTTTTGCTCGGGGTTGATCTCCTAATTCAATACCATACTTACCTATAGATCTACCTGATACAGATGGTGCTCCGAAATCAGGTGGAGATTGCTCTAAACCTCCTGACTGTACTGGATTAACAAATGATCGATTTGATGTATTATCAATTTCTTCAAAAACAGGTCTTGTTCTTGTTATTCCTTGATTACCTCTTTGAGCTTGAGCTATCAATGTATCTAAAGGACTCTTAGGTGGTCCGGCAGTTTCACCACGTTTTCTTCCTCCACCACCTTTTGGATCTCCTATTATTTCACGACGATCTCCCCTTATCTCTAGTGTTTCAGGAATTATATTTCCTTCTGAATCTTGTTCAAAGAATAAACGTCCTGCTTTAGGCATGACATTTTCCATTGTTTTACCTAAAGTTCCTTTATCTTGAAATCTAGGATTTGTAATACGTGGTGTTACTCCTGATGCAGTTGTATAACCAGCTGCTCTAGCACTGTCAAATCTAGTTGTGCCCGGAACTAATCTTGTTATAGATCCAGGTAAACCAGGTAAATATTTACCAGTAGATGATTGTGATAATAATTCTCCGTATCTTCCTAAGTTTTCACTTATTGCTTTTGTCTCAGCTATGCTTTGTTCAAGTCTATCTAATCTTCCAGCAGGAGAATTAGGATCATTAGAAGAACCAAATCCATTCCCTCCGCCTGGTCCTCCACCAGATACTCCTTCTTCTATTTTTGGTGCTGTTAAACGTCTTACTGCTTCTGGAGTAGGTTCCATACGACGAAGATTATCATCTTGAATACTAGTTTTTAATCCTGTAGATGTAACTCCTTTTATAGGTGCAGCTTGATATGGTCCTACTAATGTTTTAGCTCTTGCATTATCTAAAGCATTATCAACAGCCATCTTTGTAGCTTGTTGATCAACTAGAGTAGTTCCACCGATTTCTGCTCCTGGTTTAAGCATTTTGTTATCGGGAGTTGCATTATTAGTACTTACTTGTACATTGTTTTGCCAAGTTCCATATTTATCTAAGTTTGATTGATCAACTCCCTCTACACGAGCTATTTGCCCTGGTTGAACCATGTTAATTAGATCATCTATCTTAGCTCTAATAATTGAGCCTGTTCTTTGTTCTCCAAGAAACTTTCTGTATTCAGTTGGTTCTTTAGGTGTACCTCCACTAAATCCAGCAGCTTGACGAGCAATCATTACTGATTCAGCATCATCTTTTCCCTGACCTCTGGCTACCATGTAAGCAATATCAAAGTCTCTATCTTTCTCTGCATTTTTTAACATTTGTCTTTTCATACCACCAAGGTTTATGCCAGGGTTCTTTTGTTGAAGAGCATTAATCATTGGTTCATATGTGCGTTCAGCTCTTAACTTTGCATCTCCTATATCTTCTAATCTTGATATAGCTCCGCTAGTACCAAAAGTTTCTCCCCCTACTACTGGTTTAAAATTATCTACTGTTGCAGAAGTTGTAGGAATAGAAGTTGTTTTATTTATTTCACTATTTCTTTGTTTTATATAGTTATCTTTCCAGGCTTCAACTTCATTTAAATAGTTATAGTCTATTCCCATTTGTTGATTATATTCTTCTCTTCTAGCCATATCTTTTCCTTCTGGACTATTGATAAATGCAGTCTGAGCTTCATTTTCTAATATTTCTTGTTGACCTGCTGGTGATGACCAATATTGATTTTCTCTTTGTAGATCAGGATCTGGAGTTACATCACCACTTGCATCAACAATATCTACATCAACTTCCTGTCCAGGACCTAAATTCTTTAAAAACTCTTGAGTTCTGTCTCTTACAGTAGATCCTACTCTCTGTGCGACATCTTGAACACGTTTATCTCTTGCTGCAGCGACTCCAGCTGCAACTCCACCAGCAATTAGTGCTCCAGTTGCTAATTTTTCAGGTAAACTTCTCTTTTTCTTTTGTTCTTCTTCTTGTTTTCCCCCTATCATCCCTTCTCTATCCAAATTCTGGATAAATCGCTGTACTTCAGGACCCTTTTTGGCTCTTTCTCTAGGAGTGGAAGGGTACTTATTGCCTGTTAATCTTGACCAGAGGGAGAAATCGTTTGGAGATATGACCATTTATCGGTAAAAGTCTTTGATATAACGATTTTAAAGGGGCTCAACCTATGTTTTACCCCCAAAAAGACCATTAGAAACCTCAAA